AGAGGGATATGTTCTGAAAACCGGAAAAAATCACGAGGTATTTCAATCAATTAGAGAGTTTTTAAGAAAGAAAGAAGAATGTGCCAATTCAAATTGTCAAAAACAAAAGTATGGTGCAAATGATAAAATTCTGATTAAAGAATCTGGCTATTGTATTGATTGTAATGTTGAAATGGATAGTGAGGCCCAAAAATTGGGTATATTTGAAGAGTATAAAAACTTTAGATTATTTAGAAGAGCCGTCGCTCAGGCCACCGAAGCGAAATCTCAAATCGAAGATGGTATCAAGGAATTAAAACCACACTATGAACAAATTTTGGAAGATGGTAGAATTGAGATTTGGCATCTACCAAAACCGATGGATGAGATGAAAGCGGATATGGAATTAGAAATTCAAAATATCGAAAAGGGATTAAAAGAATTGGAAGAAGATATAGTTATTTATGAATCTAAACTAAAAAATTTAGATAACCCAATTCTAAATAGATTATTTGATGCAAGATAAAGGATTATCATTAAAAGATGTAATCAGAGAAGAATACAAAAAATGTGCCGGAGATCCGGTATATTTTATGCGCAAATACTGTAAGATTCAACATCCTACAAAAGGAAAGCTACGTTTTGAGTTGTTTCCCTATCAAGAAAAGACGTTACTACAATTTAAAGACCATCGATATAATTTAGTTTTAAAATCACGTCAGACAGGTATATCCACTTTGACAGCAGGGTATTCTTTGTGGAAAATGATTTTTAATCAGGATTATAATGTGTTGGTAATCGCTATTAAGCAAGAGGTTGCTAAAAATCTCGTTACGAAGGTAAGAGTTATGTATGATAACTTACCTAGTTGGTTAAAAGTTGCAACACAGGAAGATAACAAACTTTCACTACGATTAGTAAATGGTTCGCAAGTAAAAGCTATCCCATCTTCACCTGATGCAGGTCGTTCTGAAGCCCTATCACTTTTAGTAGTCGATGAAGCGGCATTCGTTCCAGATATTAATGAAATTTGGGCATCTGCAACTCCCGCCCTATCAACCGGTGGTAGTTGTATAGCATTATCTACTCCAAATGGTGTGGGTAACTGGTTTCACCAACAATGGGTGGGAGCAGAAGAAGGAACAAATGAATTTAATCCAATCTATTTGCATTGGACGGTTCATCCTGAGAGAGACCAAAGGTGGAGAGATGAACAAACAAAAGTATTAGGAGAAAAGTTAGCGGCACAAGAGTGTGATTGCGACTTCATTTCTTCTGGTGATACCGTTATTGCACCCGAATTGTTGATGTGGTATAAGGAAACATTTGTTAAAGACCCGATAGAAAAAAGTGGATTCGATGGAAACTATTGGAAATGGGAGTATCCAGATTATCAAAAATCATATATGGTTGTAGCCGACGTGGCGAGAGGCGATGGTTCGGATTATTCCACATTTCATGTCTTTGATGTTGTGAATAATGTGCAGGTGGCAGAATATAGGGGTAAAATGGAAACTAAAGATTTCGGTAATTTTTTAGTTAGCGTGGCTACCGATTGGAATAATGCACTTTTAGTAATAGAGAATGCAAATATTGGGTGGGCGGTAATTCAACAGGTAATCGACAGAAATTACCAAAACCTTTATTACCAAACTCAGGATTACAAATATATTGATATAGAGAAACAATATACAAATAAATTTAATGCGGAAGAAAGAAGGCAGGTAGCTGGATTTACAACATCTGCTAAAACTCGACCTTTAATTATTTCCAAATTAGATGAATACTTCAGAAATAAAGAGGTTGTGGTTCAGTCCTTAAGATTGATTGATGAGCTCTTTACTTTTATATGGCTGACGAATAGAGCGGAAGCAATGAGGGGTTACAACGATGACTTAGTTATGGCATTCTCAATTGGGTTATGGGTGAGGGATACCGCACTTCGTTTAAGACAAGAGAGAATGGATTTAGCAAAAGTTGCCATCAATTCTATTTCTACAACAGGTTTTTCTATGGGTTCAGCAAACGAAAGAATGAGAGGAAATCCATATGAAATGAATATTGGCGATGGAAATGAAGATATAAGATGGTTACTCTAATATTTATATGTATGAAAATTATAGCAGAAAATATAGAAACAATAAATGAAGGGTTAAGATACCACCAAAAAGTGGGGACTCCTATTCACGAATCCATTTATAGATACGGTTCGACTAAGTATTTTGAAATGTTTAGAAGTGCAAGAGAACTATTTAATGAGAATAAGTTAGTTTTAGAAAATGCACAAGATAAGTGGTTTGTAAAAGAAACTGATTTAGGTGAAAAGGGAATTTATGAAGGTAAGGAAGTATGGTTAGATTTTCCTATTTTAGAAGCTGAACATCAGGGAAAAGAGGTTGAATTAAATGAGCCTAAAAAAGGTGGGCCTAAAAAGTTCTACGTTTATGTTAAAGATGGTGATAGTGTAAAGAAAGTAGCTTGGGGAGATACAACCGGTCTTAAAGTGAAGATAAACGATTTGGAAGCGAGTAAGGCTTTTGCGGCGAGACACAATTGTGATACCGAAAAGGATAAAACCTCCGCAAGATGGTGGGCGTGTAATCTACCAAAGTATGCTAAGCAGTTGGGTTTATCAGAACCGGCTTATAGATATTGGTAAGAATAGTTGGAAATTTGAATAATTATTCATAGATTTGATATGGAGGAAAAGTATATAGATGTATTCATAAACGAAAACAAAAGATATAGGTTATTTAAAGGAGATATAGATGAAAGGGAGTTATTGTGGCATCAGGATGAGTGGGATAGAACCCTTTTAGTTTTAGGAGGAAAAAATTGGAAAATTCAATTAGATAATGAATTACCAATTGATTTGATAGAAGGGAAACAAATTGAAATAAAAAATCATAAGTTTCATAGAGTAATTAAAGGAAATGGTAATTTGATTATCAGAATTATAGAAAACAAATAAAATGGCAGAAAAAAATAATAATTCGTTTTTCGAAAGAATGAGAAAATTGTTCTCTACTAATGTTATTGTTAGAAGAGAAGATGGAAAAACGAAAGTTGTTGATACTGAAAATAGTCAGGCTTTATCGAATCTAAAAACGGTTAAGGATAGATTCTATAAACTACAAACTGGCTACCAATACAATGCATTACAATCTCAACTCTCATACCAAACAATCAGAAGAGAGTTGTTTTTGGATTACGATGCAATGGATCAAGACCCGATTATAGCATCGGCATTAGATATATACGCCGATGAATCAACAACTAAAAATGAATTTGGAGATGTATTGACTATTAAAACTTCAAACCAAAATGTTAAGGAAGTTTTACATAATCTATTCTATGATATAATGAACATAGAATTTAATCTATGGCCGTGGGTTAGAAACTTAGCAAAATACGGTGACCAATTTTTAACTTTGGAAATAGTAGAGGGAGAGGGAGTTGTTAATGTATTCCCACAATCGGTATATCATACACAGAGAACCGAAAATCCACACGATCCATCTAGAATCAATAGACATGAAGCGGGTATTAAATTCACAGTCGATCCTGATTATTTAGGTAAAAAGGAATACGATAACTATGAGATGGCTCATTTCCGTTTGTATTCCGATACCAATTATTTACCTTATGGTAAATCTATGATTGAGAATGCAAGAAGATTGTGGAAACAAATTACCCTAATGGAAGATGCGATGATGATACATCGTATTATGAGAGCACCTGAAAAAAGAATATTCAAAATCGATATAGGTAATATACCACCGCAAGAGGTAGATAACTATATGCAAAAAATTATAAATAAGATTAAGAAAACCCCATTCCAAGATCAGAAGACGGGGGATTATAATCTTAAATATAATATGATGAACATCACCGAAGATTTTTTTATGCCGGTGAGAGGTGGAGATAGTGGAACTCAAATTGATACCCTTAATGGTCTAAATTATTCTGCGATAGAAGATATAGATTACTTAAAAGCAAAATTATTTGCAGCCTTAAAAGTTCCAAAGGCGTTCTTAGGATATGAAGAGGATATAAATGGTAAAGCAACTTTGGCGGCGGAGGATATACGATTTGCTAGAACGATTGAGAGAATTCAAAGAGTTGTAGTATCGGAATTAACACAAGTTGCAATTGCTCACCTTATTGCAAATGGATTTGAAGGGGGAGATGTAGTTGATTTCCAATTAGAATTAACTAATCCATCTACAATCTATGAGCAAGAGAAAATAAACTTATGGACGGAGAAAGTTAGATTGGCAACTGATATGAAGGCCTTAAAAATGATTTCTAACGATTGGATTTATAAAAACATATTCAAATTATCTGATGAAGAAATTGATTTAAACAAAGAAGATGTTGTAACTGATACATTTGATTTGAATAGATTAAACAAAATAGAAAATGAGGGAGTTGATCCATACGAAGAGGAACAGGCTCAACCACAACAACCTCAACCGGGACAACCACAAGAAGAACCTCAACAAGAAGAACAACCGGTGCAGGAGGGAGAACCCGTAATAAAGGATAAGGCTGAAACAAGTGCGGAGAATGGTAAAAAAGGTGGAAGACCGGCAGAGGCTGGAGATAGAGGAACTGATGATAATGCATTTGGTAGAGACCCATTGGGTAAAGATGACATTACGAGAAACTTCGGAAGAGAAACACGAAAAGAAAGATTGGTATCTAAACTAAAAAATGTATCTGAAAAGGAAAAGTTTATAAAAGATACAATTAGGAAAAAAATACAATCACGTTACGATAAAAATAATAGTAAAAAGATGATTAATGAGGATACCGATATATCAAATGATGATAGCGGTTCTTTATTAGATGATAAAAATATATTGACAGACATATAAATTTTAAGTAATCCTAAGTTATTTGATATTTATATTATGTAAATATTTACATATATAATTGTAAAACAGACGTTTGTAATGAAAGTTAAACACTCAAAGTTTAAAAATACAGCTATTTTATTTGAATTGTTGGTAAAACAAATCACACAAGAGGTGTTATCCAACACAAATAAAAACCTGTCGGAAAAAATTATTAAAGAATTCTTTAATTCCAAAAGAGAGTTAGCAAAAGAATTAAAATTATATAATTGGATAACAAAAGAGAAATTCTCTAATTCAGATGATGCTAAACTCTTTTTATCAGAAGTGGTAGAAGAGAGAAAGAAATTAGATGAATCAAAACTTGCAAAGGAGAAGTATAATCTTATTAGAACGATTAAGGAATCTTATGAGTTAGAAAAGTTCCTTTCATCTAATTTACAAAACTATAAGTTATTGGCTTCCATTTACAAAATATTTGAAAGTAAAATACACGGTAGAAAAGTAGAAATTAGAGATTTTATCGATTCTAACAATACTATTTTAGAGCACATTACTACTAAAAAACTTTCAAACAAACCTCAGGATAAGTTATACGAAGAGTTTAAAAAACAATCCGAAGATTTAAGATTACTAACTTATAAGTTATTAATTGAAAATTTCAACTCAAAATATTCAAATTTAGATGATTCTCAAAAAGGTCTTTTAAGAGAATTTATTAATAATGTTTCTAATACTTCCACATTCTCCAAATTTATTAGTGAAGAGGCAAAGAAGGTATTAACTTCTTTGATTTCGGAATCCAAAGACATTACCGATAAAGTAACTAAAATTAAAATAACGGAAATGGTTAAGTTATTTAAATCTGATAACTTTTTGAAAGAAAATAGTGAGAAACAAGTTTCAGTTTTAATGCTTACATACGAATTACTAAAGGAAATTAGAAATGTCAAATCAGCTAGAAGCGTTAAAAAATAAGATTAAAGAAATACTTTCCGAATTAAAAGAAGAAGAGGAAGAGTTAAAAAAAGAAGTAACAACGACAGGTGATGTTGCGGGATATGATACTCCTCGTGCATTTGCTAAAGATGGCAAACATACATCTGATTATGTAAAAAGAATGGCCGCATTGACTGGTTATTCATCTCTTACTGAAAATCGATTCCATAAATTAAGATTAGATAATACTCTTACACCTAACCAAAAAATAGGATTAGGTATTAGAGAAACTCGCCGAAAATTGGACGAAATTGAAAAATTTTTAGAATGGTATGGTAAGATTAAAAAAGAAAATGCTATGAAAGGTGAAAATTTTTGGAAAAGAACTAATCACCATATTTATAGAATAAGAGAGAGGTTATCGAAAATTGGTAAAAATGTGACCTATCTTAAAAAGTAATTTGTATGAAAATAACTAAGGAACAATTAAAAGCATTAGTTGGTGAAGTTCTTCAAGAAGAAAAAGATTATCAATCCTTTTTCCAGTCAATGCTTAAAAAGCATGGTGTAGATTCACCCGCTGATTTCAAATCCGATGATGAAAAGAAAGACTTTTTTAATAAAGTTGAAAAAGCGTGGAGTGGGGTATCTGAAAGATTAAAAGAAATTCATAAAGAAGCAGCATCTGATGTGAATACTGCTAACATTCCAACATCGGTAGCATCAAAATTAGACCAGGCAACTGATAAGATGCAAGGTGTTAAGATGAACAACCAACAAAAATTACAAATTATAGCTAGAGTTATTGATGCAATCGGATTAGATAAAATGAATTTGGCGGCATCTGTAAATAAATTGAGAACCAAAATGGAAATGACTGAGGAAGAAATGACTCAATACCAAAAGGTTTTCAAAGGTGTGATGGATAAATTTGGAATCAATTCACCTGCTGAATTAGATTCAGATGAAAAAAAGAAAGAATTCTTTAATGCAGTTGATAAAGCATATCCAAACGAAGGAACAATTGCAGAAGGAAAATATGATGCAGATTTAGATAAAGTTGAAGCAGCGGCAACCGCAGCATCTTCATTTATGGGAGTTGGAGCTGAATTAAAAAAAGCTGGTATTAAATATACTTTCGTAACCGAAATGATTCCGATGTATATGATTCCTGTACCTGGAAATACGATTGCAATTTGTAATAAGAAATATGCAGCCGGAGCAGAAAGAGAAGTTAAGGATATGGCAATTGGATTATTAAAATAAATCAAAACGAATGAAATCACTTTTAATAGAAACACACTTATTTGAGGGAAAGATTAACGAAGACGAAAATGGAGTAGTTTTGGTTAAAGGTGTATTACAAAGAGCCGATGCTCAGAACCAAAATGGTAGAGTGTATCCAAAAGAAATATTGGAAAGAGAAGTAAAGAAATACCAACAATTAATTACTGAAAAAAGAGCGTTAGGGGAATTAGACCATCCTGAATCCTCAGTTGTATCTCTTAAAAATGTATCACATAACATTAGAGAGTGTTCTTGGAATGGTGATGATGTAGTAGGTGTAGTAGAAATACTACCAACCCCATCTGGAAACATCCTTAAAGAACTTTTAAGAGCGGGTATTCGTTTAGGTATATCATCAAGAGGAATGGGTTCAGTAGAATCTATGGGAGGAAACAAAGTAAAAGTTGGAGAAGATTTTGAATTAATAGGATGGGATTTTGTATCCAACCCATCTACACAAGGTGCATTTATGGAATCACTAAACGAATCAGTTAAAGTTCAACTAAATGAAGGAATAGGAACTGATGTTTGTGGCGAATGGTGTAAGTCTCAACATTTAATAAGAGAAATAATAGAAGAGTTGGGTTAGTATGCCAGTAAGAATTGAAATTAAAATAGCAAGAGGTTCTAGTTCAGATGAACAACAAAAAAATTTTGAAAGAGCATTAAAACTTTTCAAAAATAAATCCTTTAAATTAGGGATAGTAAAAGAATTAAGAGATAGGGCAGAATACTTAAAACCCTCAGTTCGAAAAAGATTGGAAAAAGAAAAAGCAATTAAAAAAAATAAATATTTAAATAATTTTTAATTTAAATTTGTTTTTTCCAAAGTTTTATTATATTTATATATAATTGATTCGAATACCTCATCACTTTTTTATATGAGGTCACCCTATAATCAAGTAATATCATTTGGACACACTTTCATTAGTCCAAGCAAATTCACAAATTTAAGATGAATAGCAAATTGTTAAAAGAAGCAATTGCAGACGCAAAGGCCGTTAGAGAAACTGCTTTAGCTAATGCAAAAATCGCTCTTGAAGAAGCATTCACTCCTAAACTTCAATCTATGCTTTCTAGAAAATTACAAGAAGAATTAGAAGGCGAAGAAGAGAAAGAAGAAGAAGAAATGACTCAAGAGAACGCAGTATCTTCAGAAATCGGAACAGGCGATGGTACTAAAATGCCAGCAGCAGCGGTTTTCACTTCAGCAGCACAAACAGATGATTTATCGGCAGCAGATGTTGATAAAATTTCTGCAGAAGTTGGTTCAGAAGATGAAAACGCTGAAAAGGTAGCAGGTATCACCGAAGGTGAAGAAGAAGAAGAAGACGTAACAGGGGCAACTCCTGGTTCAGCAATGAACGAAGAAGAAGGTGATGAAGATGAATTAGACATCGAAGAAATCATCAAAGAATTGGAAGCAGAAGCTGATGAAGAAGCTCCTGTTGCTGAAGAAGAGCACGAAGAAGAGGCTCCAGCGGCAGCAGAAGAAGCTGAAGTAGAAGCACCAGTTGAAGAAGAAGAGGAAATCGATTTAGATGAAATCTTAAGAGAAATGGGATACGGAGATGAAGCTGAAGAGGAAGCTCCTGTAACTGAAGAAGAAGATGGTGAAGACCATTCTGCTGAATTAGCTGCAAAAGAAGCTGAATTAGGTGAAGCGTACAAAGTAATCTCTTCTTTGAAGAAAACTATCAACGAAGTAAATCTTCTAAACGCTAAGTTATTATATGTGAACAAATTGTTCAGAGGATATAACTTAACAAACGAACAAAAGACTAAGGTTGTTGAAACTTTAGACAGAACAAAGAATGTAAGAGAAGTGAAATTAGTTTACACTACAATTGCAGAATCATTTAAAATTGGTTCAACTGCAACTAGAAAAACTACAACTAAACTTACTGAAAGTTACGCATCAAAGCCAGCACAATCTACTGCACCTGCAAAACAAATTATCGCTGAAGATAATTCTGCAGCAGACAGATTTAAAAAATTAGCTGGTATTATCAAATAATTGGTAATTAAAAATTAATTAAAAAATAAAAAACAAAATGGCAAATTTTAATGTTAAATCATTATTAGAGGCGAAAAATCCTCAGGCCGTGATGTTGGAGCAAACAAGAGGTCTAAGAACAAAATGGGAGAAAACCGGTTTGTTAGAAGGCTTAAAGGATAGAGACCAACATTCAATGGCAGTGCTTTTAGAAAACCAAGCACAACAATTATTAAGTGAAGCTACTGCTACAAGTGCAAACGCAGGCTCTGAAGAGTGGAGTGGTGTGGCTTTACCGTTAGTAAGAAGAATCTTTGGTGAGATTGCAGCGAAAGAATTCGTTTCAGTTCAACCAATGAACTTACCTTCAGGTTTGATTTTCTTTATGGATTTCAAATATGGTACTGCAAAATCTGGTAAAGCTACTACTGATTCTTTATATGGTGGAACTGGTGCTAAGTTCGGTAGAACTGATGCAGCATCTGGTGGTTTGTATGGCGAAGGTCAATACGGATATAGCTTACCAGGAACTTCATCTGCATCAAGTGTAGCTGCTACGTTTACTACTGCATCATGGGCTGATTTTGGGTTTGATAACTCTTTATCTGCTTCAATTGCTGCTACTCCTAACGTATTTAAGAAAATCACTATCGCTGCATCAGCTTTAACTAACGTTGATGTTGAAGCAGTTAAATTAATTTCTGTAACTGATACTAATGTTAATCAATTATATCCTGCTTTCGCAAAGCATGATTATGCTGGAGATAACATTATTTTATTTGCTTCAGGAGCACATGATACTACATTAACAACAGTTAAATTCCAAGAACAACCTGTTGCTTATGATAGAGGTGATTTTGAAGACAGAAATCCTATCACAGGTGGACCAGATGGTGGAACTAACTTGAACATTCCAGAAGTTGATTTGGAATTAAAGAGTGAATCTATCGTTGCTAAGACTCGTAAGTTGAAAGCAGTATGGACTCCAGAATTGGCACAAGACTTAAATGCTTATCACTCAATTGATGCTGAAGCTGAATTAACTTCTATGTTATCTGAATACATTTCATTAGAAATCGATTTAGAAATTTTAGATATGTTACAAGCAAATGCATTAACAACTGACCAATGGTCAACAACTGTGGGTGAAGAGTATGTAAATGGTGCTTGGGTTAATACAGGTGGTGCATCAAATGCATACCAAAAGAATACTTGGTTCCAGACTTTGGGTATTAAATTAAACAAAGTATCTAATAAGATTCACCAATTGACTATGAGAGGTGGAGCAAACTTCGTTGTATGTTCTCCTGACGTAGCTACAATTTTAGAATCAATTCCAGGATTCCACGTGAACGCTGAGAAAGATTCATTGCAATTTGCTGCTGGAGTATCAGTAGTAGGTTCAATCTCTAACAGATACACTGTTTATAAGAACCCATACATGACTTCTAATCAAATTTTATTAGGATTCAAAGGTTCTAACTTCTTGGAGACAGGAGCAGTTTACGCACCATATGTGCCGTTGATTATGACTCCATTAGTGTACGATCCAGACAACTTTACTCCGCGTAGAGGTGTGATGACTCGTTACGCTAAGAAGATCGTGCGTCCAGAATTTTACGGAAAAATCTATGTAAAAGACTTAGCTAACTTGTAATCTTCGGATTCAGTAACTAAATTCTAACATAGCGTAGAGTAAATAAAGAGGGGGGAGTAGAGATACTCTCCCTTTTTTTGTGTTTTTTATATTTAAATTTATGAGGTTACATACAATAAAAGATAAATACGAAATAGGTAAAATCAAAACCTATGAAGATGTGCCAGGTTGGATAGGTTGTGCAGAAGATATATACAAAATCATAATCGATAAATTGGAAGATGGTGATTCTATTGTAGAGATAGGAACATTCTTTGGTCAATCAACAATCTTTATGGCATCCTTAATAAAAGAAAGTGGTAAAAAGATAAACTTTGATACCATAGATTCTCTTTGGCAGATAGATGCGGATGTAAGAAGGGGTGACCATCCTAAATCGTTTTTCGAATACCGATTTTCCTCTCAATTGAAAGATATACCAATTGATGAATTAATAAAAGCCCATTATAGGTTATGTGGTGTAGAGGAATATATCAATCTCAAAATAGGGGATAGTAGGTGGATGTGGAAATGGTATGATGAGGAATCACTAAAATTTGTTTACATAGATGGAGACCATAACTATGAAATTGTAAAATTGGATATGGAAAATTGGTGGAGTAGAGTAAAGGTAGGAGGTTATTTGGGTGGAGATGATATAGATGCTTACCCATCGGTTTTACAAGCAATGAATGAGTTAATAAAAAAAGAGGGAATTTCGGAGAATAGAGTTCGTATATTTCCAAATTCTTTTTTAATTCAGAAGTGATATTTATAGATATAATTTAAATAATAAACTTAA